ATGGTTAGAGAAGCAAATTTACTTGAATGGGTTAATACTAAATGGAAAGTTTCTGGATCTCCATATGTACCTCCAAAAAGACCAGACAAATATGATCAAGAACAACTTGGTGGAGGAACTGGTTATTATACTGGTGTTGATTCAAGATATTTGATGGAATATTATAAAGATGTTGATTACATACATATAAGAGACAAAGGATTTTATTCTATGCGCCAAAAAAATCCTTTAAAAATAAGATCACTAAAATATAGTAATTTTTCTCCAGTCACTGCAAAAGCCAGGATACGAGTTAAGTATGTTAAATCTGGTGAATATGCATATGTAATTGAACTGTATCTTAATAGATTAAGTGATAGCACAAATAAAAAAGGACTTGATGGGGATTTAGCATTTTTGGGAACACCATGAAAAATTTTAAACAACTAAGACAGGAAACGCTTCGTGAAAGATATCTTCAAAAAGAAGTATTTCAAGAAGGAGATTATGTTATGTCAGTAGTAACTGGTGATAAAGGTCGCATCCATCGCTCAGGGACTAACTATGTTATTGCTATTACTGAAGATGGCAGAATGTTTCGTGCGTGGGTGAAGGACATTAGGGAAATCAACGATGTCAAAAACATAAATAAAGAAAGGAAAAAAAGTATAATCTTTAAAAATGGAAAGACAGAAACCAACGACAACAGTTCGTCATCATGATGATTTTTCACAGGCATTGATTGAATCAAGTGCTGCTTATCTTGGTGGTGTTAAAATTTCTGAAGAAGGTATTCCAACTCTAGATAAGAAAGAAGTTGCTGATGATACTAAAAAGAAAGATCCAAAAGCAGGTGCAGCTCCAGCAGATCCTGCAGTAGATCTTCGTACTGGATCTGGTATCAAGCAATCGCATGGAGCAACTATTCGCAATACATCTATTCTTACTAAAGAAGAAAAGTGTAAAAAGTGTGGTAAAGAACCATGCTGCTGTGATGAGAAAGAAAGTAAGATGGATGAAGTATTTAACGTATTCGTTGAAGGTGTTCACTATGTTTTTGAGAAAAAGAATGCCGCTGGCAAAGAACAAGGTCTTGATGGTAAAGCTTGTTGGAAAGGGTATAGACAAGCTGGAACTAAAATGAAAGGTGGTAAGCGTGTTGACAACTGCGTGAAGGCTGGTTACGAACCAATTGGTGAACTAATGCTGGATGAGAAAGCACCTCCAGGCGCTAAGTATGAGCGTATGGTTAAGCACATCAAGAAAGGATATTCTGAAGGTGGCGTAAGTGATAAAGAAAAATCCATTGCATATGCTACTGCATGGAAGGCAAAAAACAAAGCTACTAAGGAAGAGTTTGAAATTGCTGAAAAGAAACTTGATCCAGTAGGTAAGGAAGATAAGGATATTGATAACGACGGTGATCATGATAAGTCGGATAAGTATCTTCTTTCACGTCGTAACAAGGTAAGCAAGATTATTGCTGCTAAGAAAAAGATGAAGGAAGAAGCTGAACTTCGTAAGGAGATTGAAGAAGAAAAAAAGTGAAGGGGGCAACCGTTGAGGTGATGCCCAATATTCCTACCGAAGCAGATGATTCTGATAAAGGTAAAGTAAAAAATAAAAAATATATTCTCAAAGCTTTGAAAAGCCAAAGAAAAGAATAAATATTAAGGGGAACCCAAAATAAACACAACGGAGGACATCATGGGAGCATTAGTAGAAGTAGTAAGACCATTCATTCTAGCTGCAATGAATTCATGTCACACTAAGCGTCTTGTAGTTGAACTACTTGAGCGTTATGTAAAGACTACTGATAATGATATCGATGATCTAATTGCAGGTTCGGTAAGAACAGCACTTCTGAAGAATTGCTGATCGCAAAATAAAATAAAATTCTTGGGGGAGGTAACTCCCCTTTTTTTATAAATATTCTTAGATATAAAGTAAATTATTGGAGAAGTTAAATGTCTCTGTACGGTAGAACCGACTCAGCCACGAATGTTACTAAAGCAAGCCGTGGTATTAGCCCATCATCTCAAGCAAAGCAAGTTATTTTTGTAGATAATACAGAAGCTGCACTTGAAGAGAATAAAAAGCGTGGCATCAATGCTCCTGGTTGGTGGTCATATTTTACATATACTGATGGTGAAGGTCATACTCGCCATAAAGCAGAGCATCTCGTTACCATCGCTAATCCAGATCCAACTGAGACTCAGGCAGATGACGCTGTAGCAGCAGATGCAACTTCAATCATCAGTATTTCACTGCAACCAATTAATCAATCAACGAAGACACCTGCAGGTGCGGTTGATGGGTTTACTTGGACTCCTGCAACAACTCTTGCTGGAGAAGCAGATGCAGTATACACTGGCGTAACTGGAACTTCTGATGGTGCTGGAACTGGAGCAACATTCACAATTACCAGAGATGGAACTGGTGCTATCGCTATAGTAACTAAAACTGCTGCTGGAAGTGGTTATGCCCAAGGTGAAACAATCACCATTTCTGGAGCAGATATTGGTGGTGTAGATGTAACTGATGACCTAACAATTGGTGTTAGTGCTGTTGCAACTGCTGCTGCTACCTTTACTGTAACTGCAGCTGACGCACCTGATCTTGGTGACATTGTTTATCAGTGGCAAACGCAGACAGCAACTGGCACTCGCTGGACAAATGTTTCTGGTGGAACCAGTGCTTCTCTTGCGTTAACTGGATTAACTACTGCTGATAGCGGTAAGAAGTATCGTGTAAAACTTACTTCAACTGCTGGTGCAACTGAAGTAATTTCTGATGTTGCTACTCTAACAGTAATTGCTGCATGATAACGTATGAAATTTGATGAGTTGACAAAAGATAATTGGATCATGTTTGCAATGAAACATTATGAAAATCCAACTTCGGTAACATATGAAGATTTTGAAGAAGACTTAAATCGATTCAAATATATCAAAAGATTATTCAAAAGATATGAAACAACTGGTGAATTGAAAACTCATCTCATTCTAAATCATATCATATTAGTTTATAATGCTTTCGGTGACGCTGCCACTCCTTTGTTATTTTTTAGAATTGAAGCATCATACTGGTCTATAGTGAAGGCATTTATGTTATTCCTAAATAGATTACCAGAGTCCTTAAACAAAAATATAGACGAAGAATGTCTGAAGCAATTGAATCTAATTTGAATGAAATGATGGCTGGTGATGGCTCGGCATTATCCATGCCACCTGCTTTTGTATTTGTTAAGCCACGATCACATAGAGCTTATAAAAAAGCTAATAAAGATTATGTCGATGGTAGATCCAAGGGCGCAAAAAATTTACTCTCTCGCATTAACCGACGTAAAAAAATGAAAGAACAAGTAGAAGAAACAATTATTTCTGAAGCTGTGCCCTCGGAAACCGAGAGAGCACAGAAACAGATTAGTCAGCAGAAAAAGCTGAATCGCCAAAAAGAAATGCAGAAAAAGCGTGAAGAGGCGAAATCTAAAATGATGAGCAAAACCAAAGAGATGGATACTCTTATGAAAGCTCGTCTTGCTGACTTTAAAAAGAAAGCATCTGATCAACAGAAAAAAGTAATGAAAAATTCTTATCAACCTGAAGGTGAAATTATGACTGAATCAACAACTACAGCTGACGCACTTGAAGTTGCACTCCATGTGGCTACTTCGGAACTTAATCCAACTGGAGAAACTGAATTTGCAAAAATTACATTTGGCGATGGCACAACACAGAACCTAGACAATTTTTCTGCAAAGCGTATTGCAGCTGCTTATTCTCAATTAGATGATGCTAATAAGGATAAGTTTCGTTATATGCTTAATAAGGACGCTGTTACATTCCAAAGTGCCCTTGAGTTCGCAGTAAGAAACGTTTGAGGAGGAGCTATGCCTTGGGGAATAGGAGCAAATGCTAATTCACAATTAGCAGTCTTACAAAGTAAATTTGAAATTTACGAAGATCTATCAAAGGAGATGTTGGATAGATTGGAAAAAGCAGTAGATAAAATATCTGAATCTAATGCACAAATTGCGACTATTCTTACTAAGCATGATGCACGAATTGAACAAGGTCTCAAAACAGATGACCTAATGCTTAAGATGATTGAGGAACTAAAACTTGAAAATAAGAATGATCATAAATCAGTAAAAGAAAAAATAAAAGAT